GATGAGAGTGGTAAAAAGATTATGGTAGCACATAGAATTGTAAGCCCTATGTTATTAGGTATTAAAGACAGTAGCGGACTTGGTAACAACGCAGACGAGTTAAAGACTGCATCTACGTTAATGGATAACACAGTTATTAGACCATTTCAGACACTTTTAATAGATGCCTTTGATAGTATATTAGCTTACAATAATATTAGCTTAAAACTATACTTTAAGACCTTACAGCCTTTAGAGTTTACAGACCTTGAAAACGTAGAGGATGAAGAAACTAAAGAAGAAGAAACTGGTGTTAAGTTAAGCGCAGAATTACCAGACGAATTAGGTAGCGATATAGCGGATGCACTTATAGATTTAGGGCAAGACGAAGCAGAACTATTAGAGGAGTTTGAAGTAATAGACGAAAGAGAAGTAAACTATGATGAAGAACAAGGGTTAGATGAGGTAATTACAGACCTTAACAAACCTAAAGACAAAAGTTTACTTTCCAAGATTTGGGAGTTTGTAAGTACTGGTAGTGCAAAGCCTTATGGTAAGAGTGAGCAAGATGGTACAAGCAAACAAACAAAAGAAGAAGGCAATGAATTTCTTGTAAGATATATGTATGCACCAGAAAGAACAAAAGCAACATCAAGACAGTTTTGTTCTAAAATGGTAAGTGCTAAAAAGGTTTACAGAAAAGAGGACATAGTAGCTATGGAAAACAAAGCGGTTAATGCTGGGTTTGGAAAAGGCGGTAGTGATACCTACAGTATCTGGCTTTACAAAGGCGGTGCAAGATGTAGCCATAAATGGTTCAGAAAGACTTATGTACGCAAAGATGGTGCTAAAGGGTTAGGCGATGCTATAAGTACAACAGAGGCAAGGAAAAGAGGTTTTAAGCCAGAGGCTAATGCACAAGAAGTACCAGTTGCACCAAAGGATATGAAGTATAAGGGCTATACAGCAGAGTATTGGAACAAAATGAAATTTAGAAACTAATGGCAACAGCATTATTTATAAGCACAACAGACCTTAAGAAAAACTCCATCATTGATGGGAATGTAGACATTGACAAGATGCTACAGTTTGTTAAGGTGGCTCAACAGATAGACATCCAGAATTTATTAGGTTCAGACCTCTACAACAAGATTAGTGCTGACATTATAGCTGGCAATTTAAGTGGCGATTATTTGACATTGGTAAACACATTCGTTCAGCCAACATTAATTTGGTTTGCGCAGATGAATTACATACCATTTGCAGCATACACAATTACAAACAAATCTGTACTAAAACACAGTAGCGAAACAGCACAAAACGTAGACAAGAACGAGGTGGATTATTTAGTTGGAAAAGCAAGGGAATACGCAAACTACTACTCAACAAGATTAGTAGACTATTTATGTTTTAACAATAACTTATTCCCAGAGTATTTAAGCAACACTAACGAGGATATCAGCCCAAATAGTGATACAACTTTTAAAGGATGGGTGCTCTAATGAAGTATAAAGTAAAAGAAATAAATCTCAATAAGCTAAAACAGTACATAGAGAGCAAAAGCGAAAAAGAGGCAAAAAGGTTTTACAAAGAATTTAAAGAAAAGAAATGACAAATCCTAAACTAGCATTAATACCAAGCGGATACAAAGCTACTAAAGTTTACTCTATTCTACCTAGTGATGGTGGTGGAGATTTTACTTTTGATAGGGCTAATGGTTATGCCTCAAGAGTGCGTAAGGATGGTCTTATTGAAGAGGTATCTAATGATACACCAAGATTAGATTGGTTAAATAGTGATTGTCCAAGTTTACTTTTAGAGCCACAGAGACTTAATAGGCAAGTTTATTCAGAGCAAATAGATAATGCAGTCTGGAGTAAAGTAAGTACAACTGTAACTGCAAACCAAATAGTATCTCCAAGCGGAGAATATAATGCAGATAAAGTACAAAGAACATCAACGAGTGCAAATTATGTTACTGATAGTGCAAGTAAGTCAGCATCAGCAGAGTTAGATATAACCACTTCTATGTTTGTTAAAAAAGGCGAGGGGGATTTTTTTGCTATAAGACAACAAGGGGCTTATCCAAATAGAGGCGAAATAAAATACCAATTTAGCACTAATACAATAACAACAAGTGTAGCTGGTAGTGATTTTACTGTTGTAGGTTCGTCTGTTGAAGATTATGGTAATGGATGGATAAGATTATCAGCTACATTTAATACTGATGCACATTCTACAGTAGCTACACTTTTTAGTCCAAGAGCTACTGATGGAACTGTTGATGCTTCAGATACTTCAGATAGTGCGTATGCTTATGTATGGGGTGTTCAAGTGGAAGAGGGTTCTTTTAGCACTTCGTATATCAAAACAGAGGGCACAACATCACGCTTTGCAGAAACTTGCACAAATGCTGGAGATGCTACTATATTTAACGATGAAGAAGGTGTACTCTATGCGGAAATAAGCACTAATTTTGAAGGAACTGGTGGGGTAAAAGCAGTAAGTGTTCAATATGATGTAAATAATTATGTAGCAATATATTTTCGCAATGACAATAATTTGTCTGCAAGAGTTGTTGGTAGTGGCAATGTGACACAAGTAGATGCAACTTATGCAATAAACACTTTTTATAAAATAGCAGTATCATATAATTCTACAAATGTTAAATTTTATGTAAATGGGACACAGGTTGATATTGATACAACTAACACTTTACCTACTTCATTAAACAAACTTTCTTTTAACAGAGGCTCTGGTTTTGGAACTGAAATGGAGGGTAAATGCAAAGATTTAAGATATTACGATACAGCATTAACAGATGCAGAATTAACAGAATTAACAACTTAATATGGCACAAGAGATATATCACAGAAGCGAATGGGGAAACCCTAACGAACAATGGGGAAACGTTTACTTAAACGCTGACTTAACAAATGAGTTATATAAAAGAGCAAGTGAGTACGAGAACAGTTGGGTAACAGACCAGCTCTTAAACGGAGTAGGCACAAAGCCAAGTATTATAATGACCCCTACTGCCTATGAAGATGGCAAATTATTAAGTGTTAAACCTGTTCAAACTTTTGGTAGTGAATTGGTTACTAATGGTGGGTTTGATACAGATAGTGATTGGATAAAAAACACAAATTGGAGTATTAGTGGTGGAGTAGCTATTGCTGATGGGACAACAAACGACCCTTTATTTCAAAATGGAGTAGTTTCTTCTGGTAAATTTTACAAAGTTTCTTTTGAAATTAAAAGTATTTCACAAGGTTCTTTTTATTTAGATTTAGGAATATCTACAACAGGTCAATATTATTCATCTATCGGAACTTATACAGAATACATAAAAGCTGGTACGACTAATAATAGAGTTTATATAAGATGTAGCGGTAATACTATTGGCTCAATAGACAACGTAAGCGTAAAAGAAGTAACAGACGCAGACTTTGACTTTACAAGGGGTTCAAGTGCCACTCGTGTTAATGAAAAAGGTCTTATACAAGACGTTCAGATATTAAGCGATGAATTAGTACAAAACGGAAACTTTGAGGAAATAGGAAGCGAAGAAGTAAGCAATGGCGATTTTGAGCAGATAGGAAGTGAGTTAATAGTAAACGGAGATTTTGCAACAGATAGTGATTGGGCTAAAGGAACTGGGTGGACTATAAGTGGTGGTAGTGCTAATTGTGATGGAACACAAACAGGAAATACAAATTTAAATAATTCAAGTGACAACGGAATAGTAAATAATAAGTTTTATAAAATTGTTTACACTATATCAAATTACGTTAGCGGTAGTATAAGAATAAAAGCTGGTAACACAGGTTATGGAGTATATCATTCCTCTAATGGAACTTACACTCAATATATAAAAGCACAAGTTTCTACTTTTCCTTACGCACAATTTAATGCTGATGCTGATTTTATTGGCTCAATAGACAACGTAAGCGTTAAAGAGGTTGGTCAAGATTGGGAGTTTAACACAGGGTGGTCTATGGGAGATGGTAAGGCAATATCTGATGGTAGTGCCAATTTTTCTGATTTAACACAAAACAATACTAATATTGTTATTGGTAAAAATTATAAAATAACTTATACAGTTTCTGATTATGTAAGTGGTTCATTTAAGTTTATAATGAATAATAATACCGCATCAGGTTTAGAAAGAAATGCAAACGGAACTTATACTGATTATATATCAGCATTAAGTCAAGCTTATTCATTTAGAACACAAGGAAGTGGTTTTAATGGCTCAATAGACAACATATCAGTCAAAGAGGTCGGACAGAATTGGGAGTTTGGCGATGATATTACAATTCAAGACAATAAAGCGTTTTTTAATAATAGTGCTTATCCACAAGCAATTGAGCAGACAAATGTTGCTACTATTGGGAATAAGTATAGAGTTAAATTTACTGTTAGTGATTATCAAAGTGGTACTGTAAAATTAAGACATCCTTTGAATATAGATGGCATTCAAGCAAATGGAGATTATGTATTTGAGGGGGAAGCTGCATACACAAGTGTTGTAATAAGGGGGGATGGTTCGCCTAACAACTTTAAAATAGACAACGTTTCAATAATAGAAATAACAGACGATACAGACCTACCAAGAATAAATTACACAAACTTTGATTATCAAGATGTTTTAGGGGATGAGCTTGTAACGAATGGCGATTTTGATACAGATAGTGATTGGACTAAAGGAGATGGATGGAATATTAGCAATAATAAAGCAAATTGTGATGGAACGCAAGTATCTAATTCAATATTTTATCAAAATATAGGTAATCAATCTAATAAAACTGTTCAATTTTCTTTTACTATTAGTGATTATGTTTCTGGGGTATTAGAAACCGCTTTTTTTGGGGCATCTGGAACTATTGCCGAAACTATTTCTGCTAATGGAAATTATACTTTTTACATAAGTGTTAAATCTGGACACAATGGAAATACTGGGTTTATCGCAAAAGTTGGTTTTATAGGCTCAATAGACAACGTTTCAATTAAAGAACTTACAGAAGATGTTTTAGTGCCTTATAGCGGAGAGGGTAGTCTTTTACTTGAAAAGCAGTCCACGAATTTAGTAACGTATTCTGAACAATTTGACAACGCAGCTTGGGACGCAAATTCTGACGTTTTAATAGAAAGTGGTTATTTAGCACCAGATGGAACTAATAACGCTTATAAAGTAACAAAGAATGGCGTCAATTCAAAAGTTGCACTTTTTTTAGGTGGTACTCCTCCATTTACTAAAAGCATATACGCAAAGACAGTAAGTGGAACAGGAACTGCTTTTTTTGGTGAGGGGTCTACTACTGGAAGTGGTGTATTAAGCACAGTAACAACGCAATGGCAAAGATTTGAAATAACAGTTAATGACAATAATTTTTACGGAGTAGATTTTAGGGGTGCTTCTACTCTAACAGAAGTATTAATTTGGGGCGCACAAATGGAAGAACAATCCTTTAGCACTTCCTACATACCAACAGAAGGCTCAACAAAAACTCGCCTTCAAGATATTTGCAACAATGCAGGCTCAAGCGACTTAATAAACTCAACAGAGGGAACTTTATATGCAGAGATAAGTGCTTTAGCAGACGATGGAACTAATAGATGTATATCTTTGTATGATGGTTCTGTTAATAATAGATTAACGCTTGTTTTAGGTACTACTTCTAATTCTATAAGGGCAATAATTAAAAGTAATAACTCTACTTCATTTGATGAACAACACATTGTCGCATCTACTTTAGATTATCACAAAATCTGTGTTAAATACAAAGAAAATGATTTTGCTTTATGGATTAATAGTGTAGAGGTTGCAACAGATATAACTGGAGCTACTCCAATAGAATTAGATAGAATTACTTTCGATACTGGTAATGGAACTTTAAATTTCTACGGAAACGTTAAATGCGTTGCAGTATTTAAAGAAGCATTGAGTGATGAGGAATTACAAAAATTAACAACAATATAAAATGTACATAGGAAAATATCAATTTAAAGACCAAGAGACTGCTGAAGCTAAAATAAAGGCTTTAGGAGTAGAAACAGACGAAGATGGAAATGAGTACCCAACTCACTCACACGCTATTGTAAAACTCGGACATATTGTTTTAGAGCAAGGAGAATACGACGCAGAGGGTAATGAAATAAAAGCACCAGTATTAAGCGACAAGTACCATTTAGATGTAGCTTGGAGAATTACAGATACTATTGACGAAGAAGGCAATGTTATAAAAGCAGACCACCCTTATGGATGGAAGTCAAGTGCAGTAGCAATAGCAGATGGTAACGGAGTACACAGTTTTTATGGATTAGACTATCAAAAATTCAAATTCTAATGGTAAAAGGATTAAGATACATAGCAGATAAAATAGAGGCTTTACAGTTTTACTTAATAGCTAAATGGAATAACTTTATAAAGGGACTGATGCTATGAGTGTAAGTGATCTAAAAGTAGCTTTTTTTAATGCTATCTCTTTAGGGATTAGCTTTACGCACGTTGAGAACAGTTTAAAGATTATTCTTTTACTGGCTTCTATTGTTTATACTGTGCAAAAGATACATCAAGGTAATAAAGATGACAAAAAACTTTAAATTAAAAGAGTTTGAATGTAAGTGTGGGTGTGATATGCCTTTAGAGGTATACGAGAACATTATTAAACTTGCATCACAACTACAATTTTTAAGGGACTATACTGGTAGACCTATAACTATTAATAGTGCTTACAGATGTCCAGAGTATAATGCGAAAATATCTGGCTCATCTAAAAAATCGCAACATCAGTATGGCAAAGCAGCAGACATAACTATACAGAGCCTAAAACCAGCAGAGGTGTACGCACTTATAGAGGAACTTATAGATATGGGACATATGCTACAAGGCGGTTTAGGATTGTATGAAGAAAAAGGATTTGTACATATGGACATAAGAAAGACTAAAGCGAGATGGAATGGGTAAGTACAAAAAAAAGAATGGCACTACAAGAGTAGGCGATGCTTTAAGGTGGCTCGTGAAGCAAGGCAAAGATGTAGCTCCAGAGCTATTATCGGTTGTTGGTAGTGTTACTGGTATAGAACAATTAAAAGACCTTGCAGATAAAATAGGTAAAGACGATAAACTATCAGAAGCAGACAAAGAACTTCTACTTGAAGAACTGCGATACGATATGTTAGAAATGGAAGAAACTACAAAGCGATGGGTAAGCGACAACCAAACAGATAGCTACCTTACACGCAATATAAGACCATTAACGCTTGCTTTTTTAACCGCTACACTATTTGTATATATAATATTAGATAGTTCGTTAGAAGGTTTTAAAATAGACCCTAACTGGATAGACTTACTTTCTTCACTTTTATTATTAGTCTATGGTGGGTATTTTGGTATGCGTAGTGCAGAGAAGATTACAAAGCATTGGAAAAA